AATCGGGTGGACCGCCGCCGCAGCATGAGCCTCGATGACCTGGCAGCGTTGTTCGACCTGCCCGGCATCCAATGGATCTCTCTCCAGGTCGATGAGCCCGCTTTACCGCCTCACGCCTCACACCTCACGCCTCACCCCCTCGTGGACTTCGCAGACACCGCCGCCCTGGTGGCCAACCTCGACCTGGTGATCTCGGTAGATACCGCCGTCTGTCACCTGGCGGGCGCCATCGGCAAGCCGGTCTGGATGCTGTCGAGGTTTGACGGCTGCTGGCGCTGGCTGACCGACCGCAGCGACACGCCCTGGTATCCTACCATGACCATCTATCGTCAGCCGCAACCAGGCGACTGGGCTTCCGTGGTGGCCGAGGTGTCGGATGCGCTGAGCGCTTTCACTTCTGCGGTTGGATATTCGACATTCTGCGGTTCTGCGGTTCGCCTTTATAACGGTTCTGCGGTTCGCCCACAACGAAAGGAAACGCCATGATTACCCGACGTACCGCCATCCTCGCCAAAATCGAGGGCACCTATGGCACCGACCCGACCCCGACCGTGAGCGCCAATGCGCTCCTGGTCAAAAATGTCGAAATGAAGCCGACCGGCGACGTCCTCGAACGCGATTTCATTCGCTCCTCACTGTCCTCGCTGGCCTTCGTCCGAGGCGCCAAGTGGGTGGACCTGGCGTTCACCTGCGAGTTCAAGGGCTCCGGCACGCGCGGCGCGCTGCCCGCGGCCGGCTGGGAGGGGACGCTGTTCCGCGCCTGCGGCCTGAAAGAGACGGTAACCGCCAGCACCAGCATTGTCTACTCGCCGATTTCGACCGGCTTCGAGTCCGCCACCATCTGGGTGTATCAGGACGGCATTTTTCACAAAGTGAACGGCTGGCGAGGCGATTGCACGATCACCTATGAGGTCGGCAAATATGGCGAGTTGCGCTTCGAGGGCCAGGGGCTGTACGTTGCCCCCACCGATGCCAGCCCGAGCGCGCAGACGTTCAGCGAAGTCGTGCCCCCGGTCGCCCTCTCCGCCGGGCTAACCCTCGACGGGACGGCGTATTCGAGCGCCATTGTCGAGCGGATCGAGTTCCGGCTGGGCAACAAGCTGGCACAGCGGAAAAGCATGAACTCGGCCAGTGGCCTGACCGAGATCCTGATTACCGAGCGCGATCCGGGCGGCAGCTTCGATCCCGAAGCGGTGGTCGAGGCCACCTATCCGTTCTGGGCGAAATGGGCCGCCGCAACCACGATTGCCCTCAATCTCGGCCCCATCGGCTCGGCGGCGGGCAATATCATCACCATCACCGCCCCGAAGATGCAGCTCAACGACCTCACCTATGGCGACCGAAACGGTATTCTGACGTATGACGTGCCGTTCTCGCTGGCCGGGAATGCGGGCGACGACGAGCTGGTGATCACTATTACGTAGTGAGGCGTGCTGAGTTAATTGGAAACCAGAACAGGAGGATCAGTGAGAAATCTCAACGCTCCGTACAATATCGCTTACGTTCGGGACGGCGTCTCGGGCGATCTGCATGAGCTCCATTATCGGCTGCCGACCAATGCCGATCGGGTTTCGTACCAGGCCGGGCTCTGGGTTCGGAAGGGCAAGCAGTTCATCAACCAGGCCCTCGAAACCAGGCTCCGGCTGGGCTCGCAGCTCCTGGTCGGGTTCGTCAAGGGCACGATTGGCCTGGATGGGAAACCGTTTTCGTCCAATCCGACCGATCCGGATTACCGTGAGGACTGGCGTGAGCTGCTCCTCCAGTATGCGCCGGACGTGGTGGCGGTCGTGGCCCTGGCGGCCTTCGAGGGGACCGGGGTCGCGGAGGCCCCCGCCGCCTTCCCTTTGGACGAATAGACCTCGACCGCGAGCTGGCGGCCCTGTTCAGGCCGGTCTGCAATCCCGAGACGGTCCGGGACTGCGAGGGCAAAACCCTCCGGGCGCTCTGCCGGACCTGTGAGCGGTCACCGCGCCGAAGGAAGAAGCCCCATGAATACGTACAGCTTCTCTACCTCGTATTCACCCTCCAGGAAGCGGGGTTTCCGTTTTCCGGCGACGATTTGCCGTTGCCATTCTGGGGCGATCTGGCGCGCTTCCGCTGGCAGTTGAAGGCGAAAATAGATGACGGCCAATAAGGTTGAAATAGTCGTAAGGGTGGACGGCAAGCAGGCCACCGCTGAGCTCAAAACCATCGGGGGCGAGCTCAAGGGCCTGGGCGCCGTCACCTCGACGGCTGGCGGGCAGGCCGCCGCCGCCTGGCGGCAGTTTGTACCCGGCCTGGGTGTGGCGGCCGGTATTGCCGCGGTGACTGTCGGTATCTCGCAACTGACGCGCAGCACGATGGACCTGGGCATGAGGCTGGATGCGCTGACCCTGTCCTACAAGTCCATCACCGGCAGTTCGGCAATGGCAGCCCAGGAACTGGAGTTCGTCCGCGAAACAGCCAACCGCCTGGGCGCGGATTTCGAGTCCCTCGCTGGGGGGTATAAGACTATTGCCGCCGCCGCCAAGGGGACCGCACTCGAAGGGCAGCAGGCGCGCGATATCTTTACTGCCGTGAGCCAGGCGTCGGCCGCCCTCGGGCTCTCCGCCGACGAAACCAAGGGCTCGCTGCTCGCCCTCTCGCAGATGATATCCAAGGGGACGGTCAGCGCCGAGGAGCTCCGCCAGCAACTTTCCGAACGACTGCCGGGCGCCTTCCAACTCTTCGCCAAGGCTCTCGGGGTTTCGACCGAGGAGCTCAACCGGATGCTCGAAGCCGGTGAGGTGGTCGCGGTCGAGGCGCTCCCGAAGTTTGCCGCCGCCCTGGCGGGTGAGTACAAAACCTCCGCCTCCGGAGCCGCCGAAACGGCACGGGGCAAGCTCAACATCCTCGGCAACGAACTGGTGACCCTGGCCGGGAATATCTGGAACAGCGGCATGGAAAGCGCCGTCAGCTCGTTTGTTGGCGGCATGAACCGAATGGTGGGGTCGATCAACGATTATCTCGAAGGGCGCCAAAAGCTCAAGGAAAGCGACTGGTACACGCCGACGAGCGCGGACCATTTTCAGGGCGGCGACACCATGTACGCCCAGTACGAACGCCCGCAGGCCGAACTCGGCCGCGGCACCAATTCGCCAGCCGAACTGAACGCCCTCGAAGTAGCCCGCGCCGAGCGCAATCGCCGCGCCGCCGAATCTCAGGCCCGAAGCGCCGAAGAAGGCAAGAAGGTGGCGGCCGCCCAGAAGATCGAAACCGAACTGCGGAAGAAGGCCACCACCGCTCTCGAAAAATACACCGAACGCTGGCAGGCCCTCGAAACCCTCAAGGCCGCCGGCAAGCTCACCGACGAGCAATACTGGAAGAGCCTCGGGGCAGCCTCCGAGGAGTACGCGAAAGCCTCTCGGGCCGCCGAAGGGCACACTCGGGCGGTGAGCGGCGGGGCCGGGGCCGCGAAGACCGCCTCCGCATCCATGACCGACTGGAACCGAACGCTCGAAGAGGGCGAACGAATCCGGC